AGTCTCCTGTGACTTGAGGTTTGCTTTTCCTTGTTCTATCTCAAGTCCTTTTAATTTCAGATCTGCTTTTGCTTTTGCTTCTACATGCTTGTCTAATTCTGCTTGGTGCAGTGCTTTAGAATCCCTGTAGGTATTCCTTGCTGTTTCAAAGTTTTGATTAGCAATAGCCTCTTTATTTAATGCATCCGCTACATTAAAGGCTTCAGGGTCATCCTTCAGAGGTTCTTCTTTAATGCCTGTATCGGCGCTAGGATCTCTTATCTCCCCGGTCTCAGGGTCAAGTAAGATTTCTTTTGTTTGAGGGTCCATATAGCCAAGTTTAATAAGTCTTCTTTCAGCTTCTTTTGGGTCATATTCGTAATGCCAATGCTCAAGTCTAGGAGCATTCGGGTCTTGAATCCCTGGGATTTTTTGCCCTTCTTCTTTGCCGTACTTATTGTACCAGTCACTATCATCGCCCCTGGGAATAAATCCGTAGCGAAGCGCCCAGTACCCCATGTTGTCGGTAAGATGTTTCCCTATAGCACTTGCACGAAAGGCTTTATTACTTGGGACAAGCTTGCCTTGCTTATTTTTGACAGACCCGCCTTCGATCTTCATCTCGTCTGATAAATCGTCTGGGTGAATATCTATTGCAGTAGGAACTCTACCTCCCACTGATGAATGGGGACTTGCGTTTAGACGTTTTATTTTTTCAGGTAATATGTTGTCTCTGGTTCTCTTCTCTGCTGGTATATCTTCGGGCCAGTATTGAGGGTTTGTATCAGGATTATCGACTATTCTTTGAATCGGATCTTCCCTAACTGCACCATGGTCTGCATTTGCAGTGAGAATCTCCCCTGTAGCTTTCTTTACGCCGTCCGCCATATTAGCAAATGCACCCGCCATCGGGTAAGCTTCTTTAAGGTCCTGTGTATTCCCGTCACTAAGAGGAATCGTCTTGACTCCTGCTTTTGGAGGAATCACTCCCTCAGTGGGAAGGTCAACAACACCAAGAGACTCGTCTTCCTGTTCGCCTGAAGGGGCTAATACTTCTCTTGCTCTTGCTAATGCTGCCGCTTTTTCTTCTTCCTTTATTTCGGGAGAAACGTCTTCCTGCTCGCCAGGAAGTGCCAAGCCTTCAGGCTTAAGTCGATCCCTGAACTCGAACTGAGAGAGGAGTGATCTTTCTCCGCGTTCTTCCCATGGAACTCTGTGTAACTCTCTAAGTCCTTCATCGGGGACAATGCCCGTCGTATTAGGTCTTTCATTCTCTTTTCTGAATAGTCCTGTGCTTTGTTCTCTTATTCTGCCTGCCTGTTGTGCGCTTACCCCAAGCTGGTCTTTTCTAGGAAGATGAGTCGGAGCAGGCCCCATCGTGGCTGTTCCGGCTGGGATACTGGATTGGGCAGGAAGAGGGACACTAACAGGAGTCCTCTTTGACTCAAGCATACGAGCAAGCTCGATTTTTAGCCTTTCAGCTTCCTCATAAGTCCCTTCTCTGTCGGCCTCATCAATAAGGTCTAAGAGCTTGTATTCGTCGTATTGGGCTTCTGGAGGCATTACACCACTCCTACATTCTGACTAGTCCCAAGGACCGACTCAATCTCTTTAAGTCGTTCGTGCAGATCGCCAAGCGCCGACATGGTTTTAGAACCCGAAAGACCAGCCGCTTGGTCGGGTTCCTCCGTCTTGCTAGCAGAGATATTTTCTAAAAAGTCATAAGAGCTATTAGATGGAATAGGCATCTCTGGAGGCTCCATGGCATCCTCTGGACCCCCTACGCCAGAAGAGGCGGGATCAAGAGCCCTCTCTCTTGGCCCCATGCGATTAGCTATCATCTCTTGAACGTCGGTTGATGTTTTTTCTCTTGGGCCAGGGCTTATTGCATCATGGATCTTGCCTCCTGCCCACCCACCAAGGGCACCTCCAACAGTATGGGCAACAGGTGTAAGAGCAGCAGCCGCAGGACCAGACATCAAAGCAAGAGAGCTAAGAGCCTTACTACCACCAGCAGCGCCCAGTGATTGAGCGGTGCTTTTGGCTCCAGCATGGGCTATTTGTTTTTCTCTGGACCCTACCTTATTGCTGTCATCAAGAGCCGCTGAAGCCATAGAAGTTCCGGCCCCAACAACACCACCAGCAGCGGTATTCCCTATTTTGTCTGACAAGTACTTTGTAACAAGAGCAGCACCAGGACTCTTCACTATTCCAAGCGCCGCCCGTTTCTGATCTTCCTTGCCTTTTGCGGTCAGCAAGTCATAAGCGCCAGCACCAAGACCTAGCCCCGCTTCAATGTTTCTTAGGGTCTGCCCGTTATTACCTTCTCCAGAATCTAGCTCATCGTCTGGAATAGAGTCATCATCCTCTGGGCCACCGGACTGTGTATCGTCATCTTCAGGGCCTCCAGCAGAACCAGGAGTCCCCATAAACCCCCTACTAGCGGCAGCTTCAGCTTTCTTTTCTTTTTCTAGCTGTTCCATGTACGCATACAGTGGATCATCCTCAGACAGCGTTGCTGTTAAGTCATCTTCTGCCTTGCCAGAATAAGCACCAGGCCCTAAGTATTGCTCCCGAAACTCACCCGTATCCTGTCTGAATCCAGGGACCCATGGTGATGGTTTTATTCGCCCTATATCGTCAATATTCTGCATGGCTGCGACATCGAGAGCTGTGGACTGTTCTATGGATTGTCTCCAGTAATCATAGTTTAGTTGATGTTTTAGCTTTTCCAGATCAGCTTCAATCTGTGCTTTGTATTGTTCTTCTGTTAAGCCCATCTGAGAATACTTAGAGATAAGCTCATCTCTCGCTATCGAAAGTTCTTTTTCTACCTGTAGGTTAACCTCGTTGGCTCTTTGATTCATATCTGCTTGCTGTGCTTGGGCAGCCGCTTCTGCTTGAGCCGCCTGAAATTGCTGCTTACCAGCCTCACCTGCCAACTGAGCACCACTTAAACCTGTTGCGGCTGTTGCTGACCTTTCGGCTAATCCAACAGGTCCTCTAGATCCTGCCCTTTGTGCCGCAATAGCTCGAAGAGTATTATCATGTTGCGCCTGCATTCCAGCACTAACATTACCCGAAGCCATCCCACCAAGAGCAGATAAGCCAGCCCCACCGATTGTCCCTGCCTCCATAGTTGGAGATCCGGTCCTTCCCATAAGTTGAGACTGAATCCCTTCCCTGCTTTGGTCTTTTTCAATCACGTTAGAAACAGAAGGCAATAAGGATAATGAGTCCTCCTCTCTTATTCCTTTTTCTATAGATGGATCTGAATAGTGTGCCCCAGGCTTCTTCCCCTCTAATCCAGGAGGTGAGAAAGATGAAGGAGTGGAACCCATCCCTCTTTCCCCGCTACCTGGGCCACTTTCCGAGGTAGGAACTTTTTTCCCTGCTTCTACAGGCCCTCCAGGGGGTTTGTATTTAGGGTGTTTTTTTGGGAATGGGGGCATTGGTTCTCTCCTAGCTACTAGAGCCTATCGTTGAAGTGCTGCCAAGCTTTGCGTTGTTCTGTTTATAACCATCAGCCTTTAATCCTATATCCAGAGCTATCTCGGTTATTGTGTAGCCATCGTCACCAGAGACACCATCAAAGATCTCAAACTGAATTGCTTGGCATTTTTGTTTCGTTAAATGCCCTCTAAATTGAAGCTTTCCAAGATGGGCGTCACCTGGCTCATCGTCTATTCTGAAAGTGTAAGAATTACCCACAGAAGAAGTGTCGTAATCATAGTAAACATTGACTGTGAGCGTATGATCATCCTTAATCTCCCCCAAGATATGAAAGCTATAGACCCTCTGATAAGACTGAATCCCTGAAAGATTAATCCATCCAGTCTTGATCTTCATAGGAACATAGGTAGTGTTGTCTCGAAACCCTGTTGTCTCCACATAAGAGCGAGGGGTACTAACTGACTTCATTAAACCGATATGAAGCTTTTTATTTCCAACAGACCCACTCCACGCCAAAGATCCTCCTGCGCCTGTACCATAAGTATCTAGGATAGTATCAGCACCCCACTGCTTTAACTCGTAATTATAAGTTATCATCTTTACCCCGGAAGGAGTTCCGCTGCTCTGGGAAAGAAGAAATAGTACAGTCTCCTGTGCCGTATCGACCGTAATATCTTTTACGATGTAAGGGATGCCACCATCTGGGGGAGAGACTATATCCTCTATTGCTGCTCCCATGTATGTGACAGCCATATTTCTGCCCAAAAGACAGATCTTAGAATGAGTCCCTTTTTTTGAAATAAAAATAAGACCATCATTAATTAATTTAACCGGGGAGCCTTTTGTTGCTCCTATGTTTGATGGGACTCTTTTTGTTTCATAAAACCCGCCACTGCCAAGATTATCGGGACCTTCTCCCCCAACAATATGAATAGAGTTCTCTGTAAATATAAAAAGATTTCCATCCATACTTCCAAGAGCGGTTGGTGGGTCTGAAATATTATCAGGTGTTTTGATAAAGAGAGCATCATTAAAGCCAACCCCAAAACCGTCTCGAACTAGCTTAGAGTAATAGACGACATCATCTTTCCCGATAACCCACAACCTATCTCTGTGGGCAGCAACATATCTTGCAGACGCAGGCGGGGGAAGATTGGCAAGCTCCCCAGAGTCCGTGTAGAGAAATTTACCCGTGGCAGCAACGGCATCTGAAGCATTGTCATTAAAAATAAGAATCCCTAAGGTTCTATCCATATTCACTGTTACAATGTGATTAAAGATAGAGCCATTCCCTTGGGTTCTATAGATTGCAGCCCTTATCTCCTTGGCTGGAAAATCAGGTAAATCGTTCTGAACAATATCTATACTAAAATTTTGCTTTGTTGTTGCAACCATAGTCGCAGACGCTGAAGGTTCACTTTCATGCAGGTTCCCCTGTGCGTCCGTCCACTCATAAACAATCTTATAATAATACCGGGCATCAGTTACCATAGCGCCACCAGAAAGCGCACCATAAGCCATTCTGAATGATGGTCTATCTGCAAAGCCTATATTTCTAAATCGACTACCATCGTACTGAAATAATCCCTTATCAGCCACATAGAGAATATCTTGAAGCATTGCTGTGCTTGGGGCGGGAGTGTCTACAAGTTTCTCGTTATACCTTCTAAAGTCATAAAGTCTTATTATTGAGTTTAATGGAGCTACTGAAGTCCCGGCGACTCCATACTTCTCAAGATGAGATGCAGTAGGAACAGCGACGGCAGTGCCCCTTAGTGCTTCAGTGCTACCAGAATAAGAAGCAGCCCTTAGTAGGTCAGTTTGATACTCAAGCGGCTTATAGTTCGCTGTCGGGAGCATATCCCTTATCCATGTATAATATTCGGTATCTGCGCTAGAACCTTTTGCGGCAGACCTTTGTATATCCCATAACGCAACTGTGTTTATGGGAACATCAGGATAATAAAATCCTGAAACTCCCCCGGCATTATCATCATGGACAGTGCCCATTGTATAAGGACTTCTCCCAAACACAAAGTTAAGACGCTGCTTGGTAGCCAATTGAAGCTCTGGAGTCCCAGGCACCCCGGCAAAAACATCGTTAGTCATGTACAGATGAGAGAGTCCGGTAGCTCCATGGATCTGAGTTACGCTTGATTCTTCATAAACAAGGGCAACATCTTCATTGGCGTTCCCTGTTATTGAATTTATATCATCAAGAAAGACACCACGAACAACTGTCGATGAGGCGGTCGTACTGAATGTTTGAGTAGGGTTTCCATCATACGTAGTGAAGGATGTTGCCGCCTCTGTAGCCGCTACTCCTATATGGTAAGTGGAGCCATTCTGGAACCCAAAGGCTATCTTGTTTGCATGTGTCCCACTTATGTTTGGTTTGTAAATCAGCGCATGGCCAACAGCAGAAGTTGTTCCGGTCACCGTGGCGCTTGTTATTTTAAGTGTAATCGTATGGTCAGCAGTATCGAAAATATAATATCTATAGGTGTACACCCCGCCAGTTAAGTACAGGGAGAACAAAAGAGCTTTCGTTGATGTTGCGCTGTTGCAAGCATCAAAGCTGGCTTGAGTGGTTGCATATCCAGAACCAGCAGAAGAGACAGCTAATGGGTAGTTTGCTGTGGCGATAAGTTGATCTCCTGCATCAGTCGTAGAACCCGCAGCATTTTTTACAACAATAGTTGCGCCTGTCGGGTCTACAATCCAGAACTTAATCGCCCCCTCATCTTCTCCAAAGATGTAAAACTTATCCGCAACCCAGAGAGGGACCATTCTTCGGCCATTTTGCCCAGAGAATGCAGAATTACCAAGCTTTAGGTCACTCACTAAGACGGTGTTTGTTTCTCTGTCAACAATCGAGCACCGCTTAACATAGTTCTTTTCTTGGTCACCAGACACCCATTGGACATCAACAAAGGTGACACAGGCATACTTCCCATCACTACTAATCGCGACGTTGGAGTCTACTTGCTGATACTCCGAGCCTCCTGATACCGGAATAGATGTATATTCAATTCCATCAGAATAGCCTTTATTTCCAGAGGTAAAGTCTCCAATGAAGTTTCCAGAAGATTCAGAGTAGCAGGTTCCTCTATTTGCCGTACCTGCATTAACCCTATCACCAGTGGATACATTTCGAGCTACCAGGGTGTTCTTGTACCCAATAAGGTCACTGGCTTCCTTATCTATAAAGGTATACCCAGTCCTCTTATTGATAGCACCAACCTTATCAAACCTGCCATTCTCAAGAGTGACAAGAGAATCAGCAGGAAGAACCTTGTGGTCTACCTTCTGTTGCACCCCTTTAAGGAACTTGATGCTTGCCTTGTGTCTTCTTAACGGCATTTAAAAAATCCAGAATGAAACAGTTAGTTCATTAGTGCCAAGTATACTGAGATTAAAATAAAGAGACTCATCCTTGCTAGTCTGGGGAACAAAAAATAAGTTAGGAAAAAGAGCGCCATCTGACTTTCTTTTGATTAGTACAGGAATGAATCCTTTAAATTTACGACCTAACCCATGACCCACTGCAACCTCTGTTCCACTAGCCACATCTACTGTTATTAACTTTCCATTGAGGATAGGGATGTCCGAAAGCGGCCCAACAGCCTCACTTAATGACTTTTTGAGTCTATTTAGTGATACATCGTGGCCATATATCGGATCAAACCGTATCACACAAAACCTCTTATCCACCCCGATCTTGTACCAGTAATCTCGTCGGTGATGCCTTCAGACTCACCCGCATCTCTGTTTGATGCCGCAGATTCAATCCTGGCTCTGATAGATTCAAGCTCTCTTTCAATAACAGTAGTACTAAGTTCCTCTTTTTCCTTCATCTTGTAGACAGCCGTAATTACAGCAAACTCTTCCCAGTTAGACATGATGAAAGAATTGATTTCGTCATCATCTTCCTCCAGGTCTGAAAAAGCAGGAACATACCAAATCTTCATTGTTGAAGTAGTATTTGGTTCGGGGATGAATTCAATACCATCACCTCTGACCTGGTACTGGTAGTCTGTATAACCCCCACGGCCCGTTATCGCCGTAGCTACATACCTATTGCGCTCTTGGAATGAGAACCGACGAACTCTTATAGTTTCACCAGAATCAGTGGCATCTACACCTAGACACTTATAGAAGTTTCTAATTCCTAGTTCATCAAAGGTGTAAGTGGACTTACCACTAACAAGACTGAACTCCCTAGAAGTAACATAGTAATCCTCAAATTTCTGAACAAGGATATCATGTAGCTCCCCAAGCCCTACATTGATATAACGATCAATCTCGGAATCAGAAAAGAAGTTGTTTCCAACAGCATCAGCCCTGGTTCTTGTTCTGCTTCGAAGTGTAGAAAGATCAGTCGCCATATCAAGTTCCTACTATGAAAACTTCGCATTCAGGAACGCCACTGGCAGAAGTCAGGACAAGATCACCAGCAATCGCCACATCGGGAGTAACAAAAAAACCACCAGGAGGAATAACAACATCCACCCCTGTGTCATTTGCTGTGTTGATCGTTGCCTTAACGTTAATGCCCGTATCGTTGTTCTTAACCACTAACATCGTAATGCCACCAGAAAACATGGATAAATCAAATGTCTCCCCATTGTCATCACAATTGACCTCAAAGTGCATATACTCA